TTCAAAACATTGTATCAAATAAATTGATTGTTGGTAATTTCGTTTGTTTGTTGTCTGCCAAGCAATCGTCTAGCCTGTGAGTTCATAACCGCATATTCAGCTTTACTGAAGATGCCTTGTGCGTTCCTAATGTCGAAAGGATTTAGCTTGTCGTAGGGTTCATCATTGGCGGCTTTGGTAGATTCAATCATGTGTGGCTCTAAGGTGTACTTACAAATCCATGACCTACCCATCTTAACTTTTTCAACTGTAATCTTTTTCTTGCGGTGCAAATGCTTGCAAGCAGCAACGATATGCAGTCTAGGTATGCCTGTCAGGTTCTCTATCTGATAAGACGTTAGAGAGCCATTCTGGAGGCTTCTGATGATAGCTTCTTGGGTCATAGAATCATTAAAGTGTGGAGTGTTTCTCTGTCTTTGTGGGTCATCTCAAAATAAATCTTAGAGGCTTTATCCTTGTGAACGTGATAGCACAATAGATGATAAATTGAGCCTTCAAAGCTACTATGCTCAACAGCAAAGCCAAGGTGTAGCAACATCACAGACTTTTGATTGAGGTACTTGTAAATCATTTGAACCACTCTGGTCTGAGTTCTTTTAGTTGATAAATGCGTAACCGAGGAATCTTCTTCCATTGGTGAACAGCAGCCCTTGTAAGACCTAATATTTTAGCAAGCCCACTCTGTGAGCCAGCAAGTGTGATAGCAGTTTGTTTATCCATCTAAACATTGTAGCAAACAATTTATTTGTTGTTTTTAGGGAAAACACCTAGATAAATAGCTTGTTTAGCCTGTTTAGTTTGCTATACTGCACTCAGCCCATAACACTTTGTAAGTGGGTAATTAAGGAAATCAAAATGAAACTTTACGGAATTAATTTTTTCTGCAATTACAAGCATCACGCTGAAGCAATCTGGTCTGTTGGACGTTACGAACTTGAGAAGCAAATTGTTGCTCAATATCCTAATGCTACTGGCATCCACATTTGGCTTATTTAAGGAGAACCAAATGAAAAGTAAGATTATTCAGACGCTAGTTGAATGTGTGTTAGCCATCGTTATCTTTGGCGGTATCGGTGTACTACTGGCGTATAGGGGGTAAGAATGAACACAAGATTCTTAATCCATGTCCGTAAGATATTCCGCACCTACGATGCCCCTCCAGAGGTCATCAGAAGCTACCAAAAGCAATGGGTGAAGTCAGTACGCCAGTTGGGTGACAAATGGCTTGTAGCAAAGCCTATCGAAAGAATCCAATGATTACAAGACAAGACGCAATCAAAGATTTATCGCATGGTGACTACTGCTGTTACTGTACTGAGCCTAAAACATCTGGCTCATGCTGTGGAGAAAATCACTTCGTACCTTTCGAGGATTTATACGATGAAGACAAAGAAGCAATGATTGAAGAATATTTAAATAAAGGAAAATAAAATGGTACACAAGAAGTTAATGGCAGCAAGAATGAGTTTGCAAGAAGCATCACTCAAGAAGTCTGGTCACAATAAATTTGCTGGCTACAGCTACTTTGAACTTGGTGACTTTATCCCCACGATTACCGAGATTTTTTATAACATCGGTTTGTGTGGCGTAGTGTCCTACGATACAGAGATAGCAAGCCTGACCATCACAGACACAGACGATGGCACTAACATCATCATCACATCACCAATGGCAGATGCTAACCTTAAAGGTTGCCATCCCATTCAGAACCTTGGCGCAGTCGAGACATACACAAGACGCTACCTATGGGTTACAGCAATGGAGATTGTTGAGCATGACGCTCTGGATTCCTCTGCGCCTATCAAGGAAGCCGTAATTATTACGCCATCACAAGGCATCCGAGATGAGTTACCTATTGAAATATTAAAGTATCTTGACGAGTTAGCAGTCGAATTGATTGCTACTTGTGAGAAAGACCCCAAGGCAGCTTGGGTAAGGTTGGAACAAGAAAACCTAGAGGCTGACCAAAAGGTAGCTTTGTGGGGCTTGATGCCAAGTAACGTAAGAAGCGCAATTAAGAAAGCGAAAGGTTAATCATGGAATACAATAATGAAAACAGAGGCGCATTATTTAAGAATGAACGCAGAGATGATGAGAAGTTTCCTCACTACAAAGGCTCACTCAATGTAGAGGGTGTAGATTTTTGGATTAGCGCATGGTTAAAAGAAAGCAAAGATGGGGCTAAGTTCATGTCCTTGTCTATAAAAGCTAAAGACCAAAAAGAAGCTAAGTCGCCTACAAAGCGTTCTCCAAAAGATTTTGATGAAGACGCACCTTTTTGATTACGATGGGAAAGTTGTGCAAAGAGTCTTTCGGCTTGCAGACGAGCAATGAGTACCATCACCACTATGAGAAATCAGTATGCAACCCATACTGACTTCCGTGATTTCCAAGGTTTGATTCCCGAAAATACGCATTTCTTGCCTAGCAACATAGACATGATTTGCGAGAGAAAGGGACACTTCCTAATCGGAGAATGGAAGAAACCTAACGAGAACATGGCTACTGGTCAGCAATTGCTACTTAAGGCTTTTGCTCAAGTGCCTAAATTTACTGTGTTAGTCATCATTGGTAACACAGACGGAGAAACAGAAGTTGGAGATGTGTTCCAAGTTGCTTTAGGTAAGTGCGTCAAGATAGGTAATGGTCTTCAATTTCTCAAAGACTTCTACGTTCTGTGGTACGAATTTGCAAACGCTACTTAGACGCTACACCCTTTTGTTTCTCAAATGTTCTCATCCCCGCTATACCCAAGATTCCAGACAACATAACCCACAGTTGTTCAGCATCTAGTAGCGGAGGAGGAGACATTTCTGCAGGGACGTAACTCATAGCCTGTAGCCACTTCCATGCCCATCCAAGTATCGGATATAACAGGAACTGATAAGCAAGGGCTGCTGCGCCAATCCACCCCACCGCAGGACGCCACCCAGACACAAACAAGCTAGAACTCTTGGCTTCTTCCTTGTTAACTTGAATTTGCGCTATGTCGATAGCTTGGTCTAGCTTCCTGTTCTCAATCTCCAACTGCATTTTCTCTTTGTCAGTTGTGATTAAGTCCCCTGCTACCTTACCCACAGAGTCAATGATTGAGGAAATATTAAGTAAGTTCATTTCAGTCCTGACAATGTACGATTAACCCAACCTAACAAGAACTTAGACTGCGTTCTGTTCTTATTGCAAATCTCAGCGTATCTGGCAATCTTGGCTAAAGCATAAGACTTACGAAAGTCTCCACCATTCTGATTGTTTAACAACTCAATAGTCTTAGCACCCATACCACCATCAGGAGTGGCATTAACAACGATTTGAGCAATCTTTACAGCCATAGACATACCAGCGTTAACCCCAAAGTTAAAAATGCTACTGGCGACCTCCTGTGAGGCTATCTCGTCCCCTCGCATCTTGTCCCAGAACTCACGCTTGTAGAACTCACGGACTAGTGGTGTAGCACCGCCAAAGTCTTTTCTGTCAATCAATGCCCAACCATCCCATTGAGGATTCTTGTTACGAGCAATACCTGCGTAGGTCATCCCACCAGTATCACCCTCAACATCATGAAGGACATAACCGCCTTCATCCTTCATCATTTGCTCAAAAGCAGGTAAAAAAGTAGCCACGTTACTCCTCCGACATATCAGTTGAAGCCAAGTTAATCCGAGTCTTTAAGGCAGCAATATCCTCTGGCTTTTCCTTAAACCCAATTGCTACATACCCTGCAAACTTACCCATATCTGGGGGGATAGAGCCTCTACACATGAACTTAACACCTTGCTTAACACCCCACTCTCCCACCTTAGATGAGGGGTTGAACTCCTCACACAGAACTTCTCCGTTCAGCATAGCAACCATTGCGCTGTTTCTATCTGCTGATGCGTTAAACAAAGAAGTTACAGTTCCTTCCATTGACTTCTCTCTTGAGCCATCAATGTTAAGAGCCAAGACAGTAGTGCGTGAGTTTGTTGCTAGGTTAGCTTTGTGAACCAATAAAACTACGCCATCTACGTCTTTAAGTAGGCTACGAGCAGGGGTAAGGAGTGCTTCTTGTTTAGCAAGTTGAGGCATCTTGTCCTGAGTCGTAATGGCTTGTAGGATGACCTGCCTAGAATCCCAAGCAAAGTAGCCAGCAAACGCTAGGAACGACAACAGGATAACTGTAAACAGCTTGAAGGGGTTATCTACCCACTCAATCAAACCTATGACTTTACCAAGGGTGCTATCGTCTTTCTTGGTTTCTGGTTTGGAAGGCGCAGTAGGGGCAGCAACAGATACATTGATAGTCTGTTCGGCTTTAGGTTTAGGTGTTCTGCGCTTAACAGGGGCTACCTTTGCAGGGGGTTTTTTTGTAACCATTATGCGTATAAGTCCACTTTGCGGTTGGTAAAAATCTCTAGGTTAAGTTGATTGCGTTCTGCCTTCTTTACATACAACTCAAACTCAAGAGCATCAATTTTGTCATCCATCTTCTTCATCTTTAACGCTTGCTTGTAGTCCTCAGTCATCTTTTCAGCCCTACGCTCAAGCACATCTGTTTTAGTTGGATAGCCCTCTGGTTGCACCATTGGATACCATTTATACAAAGGCGGTATCATGGTGAATAAAAATCCAATAGATGTAATTCAAAGGTACTGCCAACCAAAGTAATATTTCAAGTACATCATTCATTTCTTTTCTCTTATTTCCGCATTGCGGTAGCCTTCAATAATCTTGCTTCTAATTTCAGAGGAGTCTGCTGTACCAGCCCAACTCGCTAAGTTATTCCAAATGCTTGACAAGTCTTGGGTTGAGCAAAACTTTGCATTGTTCGTAAGCCACATTGACATTTGTTGATGCCTCAATGATGGGTCATGCACACGAAAAGCAATATTGTAAAACTCTCGCACACTACATAGGTCTTTAGCCGCAGAGTGAAGTGCAAGAACAAGAACAAGTGCTGCTATCCATCTCACGACAAAGCCCAAACGATGATGTAAAAACACCAGATGACAGTCATACAAAAAAGGACTGCGCTAGTTACAGCAACAGCCCAATCTTTCATTTCATCATCGCAAAGATAATCCCACCCATCCCTGTGAGCATGACCCCACTAGCTGCCATGATGACGTTCTCTAACCTTTTGATTCTGGCGCACAGCATCTCATATCTGAGTGTGCAGACCTGCTCATGGCTGTTTAGCCTAGCTTGAGTCTCATCCATTTTCAGCTTCTTTAGGAACTTGCGCTATTGCTTGTTCTTCTATTTTTTTCCAAAGCACATATGCGTTGGAACTTGTTGGTAATTGACCAAGCACATTCATAATGAATTGCACTTCGTTAACGTCTAACTCTAATTTCATGCTTGACCCCAAGGCAATGCAGTATTTGCAGGGCTAACAGGAGGTGTAATCATTGAGTCAATCTGACCTTGAACACACGCTTGTGCGCTTGCAATAGCAGACTCAGGAATCCAACCAATGACGATTGCTTCAGTAAGGTCAGCATAAGGTGTTATTGCACCCACTTGGTCAGCAGAGTTGAACTGCGTATTGCCACCGATAGAGGCAGTGTAAGTGCCATCTACGCCTGTGACTTCCCACAAAGCATTGACCACATAGTTAGGGTCAGGTTGTTGCAGGGTGTACATTGCTGTGATGCGTGTTGTAAAAGTGGTCATGATTAAACTCCTTGGTTAGCTTGAGCCGCTTGATAAGCACCGACAATTTCAGCAGTCCAGACTGTATTGCAGATTGCAACAACATTCGCAGGAACGCCTGTCAGGTCTTGTGCGGGTAATAAAGTTGAACGATGGTAAGTTTGGCTAATCTGATTGCCGTCTTCCATAATTCTTGTTGCTTCACGATAGAAAACTGTGCCGTTTTCGTTAACTGTGATTTGGTCAACAACTGTTTGTTTTGATAAAGACATTTTGATTTCCTTTGGTTGAGTGTCCGACTAAGTAATCCAACTTAGTTATGCTGTAAGGTAAGTGGCAGTAAAATATACATCTGCACTATTGCCAAAAATCGTAGCTGTTGCATTTGATGTTGCTGATGCTGCTGAGTAAGTAAATATCATGTTTGTAGTGTTTCCTTCAACATAAGTTTGTAATGAAATAACACTTATAGCTAAACTAGCAAAAACCCCAACAGAACCACCACCAGCTTTACCATTGCCTGTGGTTTTTCCTGTAAATGGAAGATTTGTTATTTGAAAAGTATTTGTATTTCCAGCTTGTGAATTTATTTGCATCCGACCAGATACTGTTACAACATTTCCACATTTTGTGTAATAACCAACTTGGTCAGAATATGTTGTTGACCCACCAATACTAGGCGACCAAGTACCCTCTTCGTAGTCATCCAAAGTATTAGCGTTTGATGATGCTGATTGAGTTGCGGGGAATGTGATGCCTGTGCCAGCGTTAGGAACTGCTGAGTCAAGAGCAAGGGTCTGCCCTTCTTTCATCGTAATCTGTCGATTACCATCGCCATCAGACAGCACGATGTAGTTGCTTGCTGTGCGAATGTCTAGGCCATCTGAATTTCCTCCATAACCACCAGTGATGACGTTTTTAGAGCCTGTGGTCATCAGGTAGCCTGCGCTTTGCCCAAGAAAAGTATTATATGTTCCGCTTGTTCTTGCGTTTCCAGCAAAATCACCAATTACAGTATTTCCATCGCCATCTCCTGCTGTTCCTTGGCGTGAACCTACAAACACACTGTATTGGGCAGTAGTAATTCCGTAACCCGCCTGATACCCCACGGCAGTATTGTTAGATGCTGTGGTCTGGGCTTGGAGGGCATCACGACCAACGGCTGTGTTGTAACTACCTGTTGTATTTCCCTTTAAAGCAATAGCCCCGATAGCGACATTTGAAGCCCCAGAGGTTAAGCCTTTTAAAGCCTCATAACCAAAGGCATCCGCAGATGAATTTCCTGTCGTAATACCATAAGCCGCTTGGTAACCCACCGCAGTAACAGCACCAACTGTGGTATTGTTATAAGCCGCTTGATAACCTATTGCGGTTGCACCAGATGCTGTGGTGTTGAAGTTAAGTGCGGCAGAACCATAGGCTGTGTTGTAAGACCCAGTTGTGTTTCCAGTTAAAGCACCATTACCAAAAGCGGAAAGGTGTACGCCTGTTGTATTTGCGTATGCCGCCGCATAACCAACGGCAGTATTGTTAGATGCTGTAGTGGTTTGTCGAAGTGCGGTATCACCAAAAGCAGTGTTTGCCGACCCTGTTGTATTTGCGTAACCCGCTTGATAGCCGTTAAAAGCATTAGCCGTACCAGTTGTATTTGAGTACCCTGCTTGATAACCTACAGCAGTGTTGTTAGATGCTGTGGTGTTAGCACGAAGTGCGCCTTCTCCAAACGCAGAATTATTACCGCCAGTTAGGTTGTTCTCTAATGCCTCAACACCAAAAGCGTTATTACTTGAACCATTGTTTAATGCCAGTGCTTGATAGCCAAATGCATTATTTTGACTTCCTGTTGTGTTTGTTCCAAGAGCATCGTAACCAACTGCCGTGTTAATTGCTCCAGTTGTATTTGCATCAAGGGCAATCCCACCAACAGCAGTATTTAAACTTCCACTCGTATTAGCCGCCAAAGCACTAGCACCCAACGCAGTGTTAGTGGCAACTCCAGCCAAGCCACGACCTACATTTACGCCATTTACAGTAATGTCACTAACAAGCGCATTAGATGAAGCACCCAATGCAATAGCAGTACCACCAATGGTGATTGAACTATTTACCAAACCCGCATTAGGCAAGCCAGTTGCGTTTGTTAAAGTACCGCTAGAGGGAGTTCCCAATGCGCCATTGAACAATACTGGCGCACCAGCAGAGCCTGTATTAACCGCTAGAGCAGTAGCAATACCAGTACCCAAACCAGAAACACCAGTGCTAATTGGCAAACCAGTTGCATTAGTCAATGTTGCGCTTGTTGGAGTACCCAATACTGGTGTCACCAATGTCGGAGAAGTCGCAAAGACAGCAGAGCCTGTTCCTGTCTCGTCAGTTAAGGCAGCAGCTAGGTTTGCACTTGATGGAGTGGCTAAGAAGGTTGCTACACCAGTTCCTAGACCTGATACACCTGTAGCGATAGGAAGACCTGTAGCGTTCGTTAAGGTTGCGCTAGTGGGTGTTCCAAGGATAGGGGTTACTAGGGTAGGAGAGGTAGCTAGTACGTTGCTACCAGTACCTGTATTGGTCACAGAGACTATGTTCTTACTAGCATCCAATGCCAAAGCAGTCGAGGCTGTTAAACCAGATAGCGTAGCTGTGCTAGATGCTGACAGAGTGGTAAATGCACCAGCAGCAGCCGTAGATGTACCGATAGGGCCGTTAAACGAGTCGCCAACAGCACCTGTCTGAAAGTCCTTCAGTTGAGCCATTAACTCACGGATAGCATCGTTAATTCCAGATGGCGCACAGCCCTCTGCAATGTTAATCGAATCAATGTCTGTGTTATTAGCAGGGGTTGCGCTAAATTCACTAATCTTTGTCTTTGCCATATCAGTCCTCTTGTAAAGTGCTTCCAATCATTCCATAGTCTGCTGCTAATTGCGCCAAACCAGAAATGAATTTAGGGGTTGTCGGTGACATTTTTCTTAATTCTCTTAACCTGTTCATACCATCTTTACTGGTAATCACATTAGCTAACTGTTCAGCGTTATTGGCAAACGCTCTTTCTGTTGCCCAATCACGGAAAAACTGTCCATATTTTTGTGGAGAAATTACACCACCAGTAACTCTTGCAAACGCAGCTAAAGCACTTGGTGCATTATCTTCCATTTCCTTTAACGCTCGTTGGTTAAAAGCAGTATCAGAGCCTAACTTCTTAACTCTACCTGCCGCCTCCAGCACCTGTGTTAAGTTGCTTAATGCTTGGAATTGCTGTGGGCCAAGAGCCTCAAGCAAAGCCTTCTGCGACTTAGTGTCACCCATCAACATTGTTTTCCAATCAGCACCAGCGTCAATGCGAGGCTCTTTAGCACCAATGCGAGGCTTCATTGCCTTTTCCCATTGTGTCTGTAAATAGGCTCTTGTCACATCGTTCCATGCCGCTGGGCTAACAGCTTGGATTTGTTGCCTTGTGTAACGAATAGTTTGCGGTGAGGCTCTACCACTATCAAACAAACGATTAGCCAAGTCATTTAAGTTGTCTTTTGAGATTTCTGTAAGTGATAAACCTGCTCGGCTTTCGCCAAAGATATTAATAGGTTTTGATAGTTCTTCAAAAGCCTTGTTTGCTTCAAGGTACATTGGGTTATCTTTACCCATAGACTGAACCAAACGATTCTTGATGTTTGTAACTTCACTTTGAATAACCTTGTCCATAGAAGAAAAAGATTCTTCTTTAAACATTTGGTCAATGTCAAACTTTGCTCTTTGCAATGCAGGTAATCTATCCTCAAAAGCCTTAACCATCACCTCATCACCCTGTGCGTTAAATGATGGCTTCTCTCTATATAAATTGGCTTTAATTCGTTGCAAGGCTTTTAATTCGTTACCCTTGGCAATCTTTAACATTGCATCAATGTCTTTGACAATAGGCGCAACATCTACAGGAACAGAACGCTCGAAAGCAGCACGATACAAAGGCGCAGAGCCTTCTTCTCTAGCTTTTTCTAGTTCAACAAGCCTGTCCTTTAATGCTGATTGACCACGATAGCCAGCAGTCATTGGGTCATCTACTTTGCTAATCTTGCTTAAAAACTTATTAACTTCTGGTTGAATTTGCTCTTTGTATCTTTTTAAATAGAAGTCACCAAGCGTATCAGCACTTTCAACAATGTTTCCTAGAACCTTTTGTTGTGATTTAAGTGATGGTAGGTTTGTTAACTCAGCAGGGGTTAGCTGAATACCCAAGTCTTTTGCTTTTTGAGTTAAGTCTGCAACTTCTTTAGTGTTTACTTTTCCAATGTCTTTTGCAATGTTGCGCTCTATATACTTACCAACGCCAAATGGTAATACTTGCATACCACCAGAAATCAATCCTTGCGTGGCAACATCAGAACCAGAAAACTCTTGGTCACCAAGCAACCCTGCAATAGCCTGACGGACTGCATTAGTACCCGCTGCAACACCACCTGTAATGGCTGCGCTACCCGCTACTCCAGCAGGGCCAGTAAGTAACATGGGGCTTGTCGCAATGCCAGCAGCTATGTCTGGGGCAGCCTCAAGCACATCAGGCGCATAGTAGCCAGCAGCAGTCATTGGCTTGGTAAATATGCTAGGAATCTCTTTGTAATACTGACCATCGTTTGCTTGGTAAACAATTTCGTCACCAACTACACGATAACGGCTTTCTGGAATACCACGAGCCTGTGCAAATATCTTGATTGCTGCTTGCTTGTCAGTAGGAACACCAGCCTTTAACGCTGTCAACGCACTAGCACCACCTGCTGCGGTACTTTTTGGAATGATGGTTTCATCACGAATAGAAATCTTAGGCGCATTAGCTGGAGACAAAAGTTCATCTACCACGCTTGTGCTAATAGGAAAACGCTTACGTTCTTCCTCTGTGCTACCACTTAACAGTTCATCAACAACAGACATTTGATTACCTCATTAAGCCAAATTCAGTTGCAAGGCGGCTTTTCAATACTGCTCTATCTTGTGGATTTTTAACATCCAAACCAAGAGAAGTAATCAAAGACTGTTCACGCTGACGCATGATTTCTGGCATCCTGTCTAGTGGTACATCTACAATTTTCAATCCATTGGCTTTGATGTATTGCAGTCTTGCTTCCATAGTACGCAAGTCTTTTAATGTATTAGAAAGTTTTGCAGCAAACTGTGTAGGACTATCGCCATCTAACAATCCACTTCCAACATTAGGCATACCCTTTTTAATTCGGTCTGCTTCCTCACCAGTACCCATTGCTGCACCAGTAACTTCAACAATGTAGGCATTTAACTCACGAATGGAATCTTGAGTAAATTGAGTGTAATTTGATAGTTGTTTCTTTTGGTCTTCTGTTAGTTTTGTTAAGCCTAACTTCTCACCAGTTGCTCTAAGTTCTTGTGTGCCTCTAAATTTTGTTTCAAGAAACTTAGGGTCATAAGATGTTTCAATTCTGTTCAGCCTTGAAAGTCGCTCTCCTGTATTTAATGCTGCTTTATCAATAGCATTTTGCGCTTCTTTGCCAACAGGAACAGCACCAGCAGGGTAGTTATAAATATTACCACCAGCACCAGACTTTTTAACTGACTTGAGTTTTTCTAATACTTGAGAGAATTGGTCAGTAGTTAAATCTTGAGGCTTATCTGTTTTAAACATTCCTTGAGAAATGTTTGCATAATCACCAGTAAACTTACCACTTCTATCCACGGCTAATTTCAAACCATTCTTAGCTGTGTCGTCTTTTAGGTAGATAGCACCATCAACAGTAACATAGTCGTTACCCTTGTAAACTTGCTCAAGACCTGACGGAGTTTTCTTGAAAATTGTTTTGTCAACAGTCATGTAATCAGGTTGACCAAGTTTCTGCCTACGCTCAATGCCTTGCATCAAGTTCTCAAAATCCTTGAATGGCAACATTTCTTGCAATTTACCAATGACTGCTTGGTTTGGAATAAGAGCAGTTTCAGCAGGTCTAGCAGGGATAATGCTTGCTTCTGGCATAACATTACCCTCATCATCCATAAGTGGGTAATCTGTTGGCTTCCCATAAAGTGCAGCCTGTGCTGGCATTGCCTCTCTGGTAACCTGCTCTTTTAATGTAAATGGCGCAAGTTGCTTCACTTGTTCTTCTAGCTTCTTCTTCTTCATCAATTCTTGCAGTTGATATGTTTGTAATCGCTCTTGCATTACATCTTTCATACCGCCTTTGTAGGCTTGCTGACCAAGTTGCAAACCTTCAGCAATAGACTGACCAGTATTTCCACCTTGGAATAAACGCCCTGCTAGGGCATACAAGGCTTGTGCTTGTGCATCGTCACGATTACGAGCAATGTCCTCTGGAGACATACCCAACAGACCCATTGTGTCTGCACCGCCTGTACCAAAAATGTCTAATAGTCCAGCCATATTTAATCCCACCAGTTAGTGCCAAGAGCAGGGTAACTAGCATCAATAGTACCCATGTTAGGCGCACCACTCAACCAATTAGCACCGCTATTCCACAAGTTGCTAATGCCTTGTTGACCACCTAGATTCTTATACAAGCCACCACCAACAGCAGCTAGACCCAAAACATTTTGCAACATAGATGTGTCTTGTGTTCCGCTAGTTGTAGAAGAAGCTACTCGTCCTAGTGGGTTGCCATATACCAACGATAGGTAGTTCTGCAAGTTCTGTTGTGGTTGGTTTTGCAAGAAGTTAAACTTAGCAATGTCACCTTGCATTTGCTGACCTTGGTAACCCTCACGCAGTTGACCTGCTTGCAACATATTCTGAATGTCTTGATAGTCAGCTTGAGCCATTTGAGGCGCAGCCATCGTAGCTTGTTGTTGACGCTGACGCTCATCAGCATAGTTCTGGTAAGCCAACTGTCCAGCCGTATTAGCCAACTGTTGACCAAATGCACCAGTAGCCCTGTCTTGCAAAGAACCCATAGCACCAGAGCCATAACGCCCTGCTAGGCTTGACTTAGATGCAATGTCGCCTAAAGTCGTTTTAAACTGTGTCTCAGCAGCACGAGCAGCAGGTTGGAACGCACCTTGAAAGAATGGATTACCACCCAAGAAGCCACCAGAAACTGTGTTCTGCAACTGATTCTGTGCAGACTGAAGTAGTGGGTTACCCAAAGAAGCACGAGCCTCTAAAGCCTGTAATCCTGTTTGAGTGGTAGTGGATGGGCTAACATAGGTCTGACCACCATAATACTGTGGGCCACCGCCCTGATACAACTGCTGTGCTTGCTGTAATCCATAACCCAGATAGGGTTGGATTGTTGGGTCAATTTGTGATGTGGTAGTAGTAGCCATCTTTACTCCTAAAAGTTCGGATTCCGAGATGGGTCATCCACAGAATCTATTATACATAAATTATTAAAATCAACCAATAATTGCATATCTATACGTCTTATTTGCAGTTGAATTGGCAAAGTGGGTAATTGTAGCCGTACCCTGTCCTTGGGAACTAGCGTAGATACCATTAAAAGTAGCACCACCGCCTACTAAATTCATAGTAGCTATGACTGATGGCACAGCAGGTCTTGTCGGGCTTGTGCTTGTCCCAAAATGCTCAATACTTACACCAGTATT